TACGAGCGTCGACAACGTTGCTTGCAGGCTGGAAGAGCTGCACAACGACCTGCGCTCAGAACGCATGGAGATCTTCGCCAGGCTCAGCGCAGCAGAGCAAAAGATTGCACGCCTTGAAGGGCGTTCACACCAGTCTTAGGCTTTGTGCAACTGAACTACAGAAATGATTGCCCTTGTTCGCCCTGTCCTGTTTGCATTCATGCAATCAGACGCGGTCAAGCACCTGATCTTGGATCTTTGTCGGGCAATGGTTGAAAAGACCGACAACAAAGTGGATGACCAGCTTTGCGACATGCTTGCCCGCGCATTGTTCGACGACTAGCCACCATGTATCTGGATTGGCTGGTTCCGGTTGTGATACGGCTCGAACAGTTCTTTCAGCACTTTGACAACAGCCCTCACCAGAGGGCAGCAATCCAGCAGCTGCAGGAGGACATGGACCCTGCATTGCTGCAACGGAACGCGGAATGGTTTGAGATCTGGAAGGCTGGCGGCAAAATGCTGGTCTTCAAGGTGCCGTACTACAGGCAGATGGACCTGGAGAACGGTCACCGGAAATGCTTTACCAGCGCGATCGCAATGCTGGCTGCTCACTATGGGCTTGTAGAAAACCAGCAGCAGTACGACGCGGTGCGCGCCAAGTACGGCGACACTGTCCACGTCGACAGCCACCTGAAAGCCCTCAACGAACTTGGCATCCGTTCAGAGTTCGTCAGCAATGGCACCGCAGATTTAATCGAAGCTGAGATTGACGCCAACCGCCCGGTAGCCGTTGGCTGGCTGCACAAGGGTGACATCAGCACAGGGCGCCCAGCTGAAGGGATGGGGCACTGGTCCGTGATCATTGGCTACACGGAAAAGTTCTTTATCGTCCACGACCCCCGTGGCGAACACGATGTCAGGACCGGAAGGCTGCTCAAGCCTGGCAAAGGCGAAGCCGTTTTCTACGAGCGCGAAAACTTCCTGCATCGTTGGGAAGTGGAGGGACCGGGCAACGGCTGGGCAATCCTTGTGGACGACTTGCCGCCGTTACTGCTTTAGCCAGCGACGCAGAGCAATCTGCTGCCCATACACTTCACATGCCTCGTGGTAGTGGCGGGCTGCCTTCCACTCAAGCGCGTGGTCGCGGACCATGCCTGCGTAAGTCACTCGCCAGCGCTTGCCCTTACTTGTTTCAATCTCTTCAATTTTGGGCGGTTTCATGCAGCTATCGTGAAAATCATGCTGCGCATCCATCATGTCTTGGGGCGAGTGGATGGTCGTAGACCTAACTTACGAAGAAGAGCTGCGGATAGAGCAACAGGCAAGGTCAATCATCGGCGCAAGTGATGACGCCCAGGTGCGTGAGTTGTGCGCATCCTTTGCCAAGCAAAACGCCTACCAGCAAAAACTGATCAGCCAAGCTGTGAAGCACATATCTGCCCTTGAAGCCAGTATCGCGCTAGACGAGGCAGAAGCCTTGGAGCCTGGTGCTTGCGCTGCGCTCAGATCACGGTACGGGTTAGATAGTTCGGATCATGAATGTCTAGACCGTTCTCGTCTAGGTGGCACTCAGGACCAAAGCCTGTTCGCCAGTGTTCTGCTGACAGTGTTGGCTCCGCTGCTGTGGCTGTTTGGTTACTTTCTCGGTCTGCTAGTCCTAGCGAAGCGAACCATGAGTCAAGCGATTCGCGGCTTGGCGTCTTAGCTGCCAGCTGCAAAAACTTGCGGACCTCTGCTGAGTCACGCAGGAACATGCTCGCGCCCCTGGCGTGCGCGATGAAGAACCTCCCGTTCGTGTCCTTCCCAGTTTCCACGGTCATCCCGCTCTGCAGGTGCAGCCTTTCTCGTTTCATCTAATCGAAGAACCTTGACGTAATGCCTGTGACGCCAGACAACTTGGTGTGATTTGACCAGTATCTCGGCATCTTGATAGCTGTACCACCTGTTGTCACAGACCTTGCAGTGTCTGCGGCGCAGCGTCCCGCCGTCTTCAGCTGCTTTGGTCATCACCACATTCGTGCGCAATGAACCGCATTCAGGGCACTTCTGAGTCAATCCCATGGTTCAACCCCAGCCCCAGTTCAAGCTGGAGCGGTATTTCTGTTTCTGCGGCTTTCCCGGCGGTCCGCCCTCCAAAAGGGTGCGAAGTCGCCCTTCAGCCTGGCTTACAAGCTTACGCACTGTTTCGCGGTGGATGCCCACTGACTTTGCAATTGAAGGGCAGGACATCGGTTCCTCACCGTCCAGCCCATGCCGCATTGAAATCAGCTTGCGCTCCATCTCACTCAGCTGACTGAAGGCACGCTTGACGGCGATCTCAGCAGTGTCTTGGATTAGCTCCAGCTCTGGACCACTGCCTTGGCTTTCGATTAGGTCAATGATTGAGCTGCCGTCGTCGTCCCTGTTCTTTGCCTTGGCGTCAAGGCTGGCGGCGTCTTCTGCTGCTTGCAGGTAGTTCCGCATCGTCTCCGGCTGCACGCCAATCAACTCAGCGCACTGCTGAAGAGTCGGCATTTTGCCGTGCTCTTTCTGGTAGTCGATCATGAAGTACTTGACCTTGCGCAGCCCGTCGGGCGCCCCGCTTGGCAGGCGAATCATCCGATCTTGGGTTTGCGTGGAGCGCATGATGCCCTGCCGGATCCACCAGTAGGCATAGGTCGAGAACTTGTACCCGCGTGAAGGGTCAAACATCTCAGCCGCACGGATGAGACCGATGTTCCCTTCCTGGATCAGGTCCTGCATCGACAGCCGTGTAGTCATCCGGCTGTACTTGCTGGCAACGCTGATGACTAGCCGCAAGTTGCCCTGGATCATCCGCTTTTTTGCACGCTTGCCAGCGCGGACAATGTTTGACTCTTGCTTGGTCAGCTCAGCCTTGTCGACCAGGGGCATCATCGCCTGAATGGCATTGCCTAAGGCGATCTCCTCTGCTGCTGTCAGGAGCGGGATCTTGCCAATCTGATTCAGGTAATCGCGCAACGGGTCAGACATCTAGGCATAAAAAAAGGGGGCAAAGCCCCCCGGACATTAAAACGGCATTGCGTCTGCATCAACCTTGGGCTTAGGGGGCAGACGGAACTCGTTGACGTCCACAACCAACTGCGACTTGGTCTCGCCGTTTTTGGTTTGATACGTCTCAAGGTGCGCCTGACCGCTGACAGTCAGCTGCATACCCTTCTTGAGGGATTCGTAGGCAAACTTGGCGCGGGAGCCCCAGACGGCGCATTTGAGTGCGGTGACGTACTCCTCGTCCTTGCGCTTTTTGTTGACAAGGATGGTGAAGTTGGTCACCTCAAGGGCGCCTACCTCGCGGTTTTCGGGGTCATAGCAGATGTTGCCGACGGCTGTGATGGAAAGCATGGACCGAAGAACTTAGAAACGATTTGGGACAGTGCCTGCTTAGTGCTGCAACGACGGGCATCTGCGTAGTGATGCACAGAAGCGCAGAGGTCAGGCGGGAGGAGACTTTCGAGATGCTGGTCCAAAGGCTTGGCTTGATTGCCGCGCTGTTGAGCGTAAAGAACCGCCATCTGGGCGTGCATCATCTCGTCTGTCATTGGGTCAGGTCGTTGTAATCCGAGCCTGGATGAACTCGAGGTGTCGCTTGAGCGTGATGTGAGTTGTGATCAGGTCGCCCTGGGGCACCTTGAACTCGCTCATAAACTCCTTGATGATCTTGTTCCTGTTGGTCACAGGCTCTGCTTTCAGCAGGTCCCGCGCTGTCTTCAGGTCTGCCTCACCAAGGGGTATCTCCTCTAGCGCCAGGTCGGCTGCTTGCTTTGTCGGTTTAGCAGCTGCAGCCGGTTTCGGCTTGCTTGGGGCAAGAGTCTCAACAGTGTTGCCGGATTGCGCCTTTGCCTCTTCAACTTCCTCCCGCGCCCAAAGCTCGTAGCCGAGGGAGAAGGTGAACGCAGCGTTGGCGCACAGTGCCCGACGATGGCTGTCAGTCAGGGTGCGACAGCTGACCTTGTCGAACTTGACCGGCTGATTGCGGTGGTCCTGGCAGGGATAGACGAAGTCAGGCGTCGCCTGATCGTCTGGTCCGCTGAAGTAGGAGACCAGGTAGGCGGAGCCATCTGGTGCCTGCCAGACATGCCCGCCATCGGGTGCTGGCTTGAGGTGGAACTCCCAGCCGGGTGCGGCTGTGTGCAGGTGGTTGGCAATCCGTGCCCAACTGACGTAGTCAGCGGCGTAGTTGCCAGTGCCCTTGCGGAAGACGTCGTCTTTGCTGATGACGCCCGCAAGATTCGGGATGGTCATTACGTTGATAACAGGGCGAGTGTGATGATTGCGCCTGCTGGTTCACCTGCTTCGCAGTAACGCTTGGAAGCGTTGAGTGAAACAACCTGACGGTCATCGTCAAAAAGTATGCCAGTCATGGCATCGTTTGTGCTCCGCACTAGCTTTTCAATGTCGCCGTGAGAAGCAGAAGTGCAGGCTTTGGGGGCGGACGTGCGTAGACCACTTTTGTTGAAATGTGATTTGGGTCTTGGGAACCTGAAGACCACTGACAAGTGAACAGGCAGTGCCATATCCCACTCATCAGGCTTTTGTGCGATGGCGGCGTATTTGACGTCTTGCCGCCAAGGCTTCACCTTCTTGCTGGACTCGACCATGATCCCGCGACCGATATGGCGTTTTGAGCCTTGCGGGGCAGGAGTGCCGAGAACAGTGAAGGTGAAGGAGTTGGTCAAATCACGCTGTTCAGCCGCCAGAAGATTGTCACGTTGCGTTCTGCAAGTCCAGCGTCGACGTCTTGCTCCTTGATTGCGTTGATCGCTTTCAAGGCTTGCTTGCTGTACTTGTAGCTGCTGCGCTCGACGCGGCTGTACTTGGCGTTGCTGAACTGGTAGACGCCTTCCTCAAGCTGGTTGGAATCAAGTTCGCCGAGTGCCATGGCGCCTTGGAGCTGCTCTTTGATGAACTCTTCGCGGGCTTCAAGCTCGGCGCGCTCCTCACGGATTTGGAGCAGCGCGTCGATGAGGTCTTGAGCGGTGGTGATGTCGGTAGTCATCAGAGTGCGTCGCAGGCGCGTTGGATCTTGTTGACGTAGCAGTCGTGGGCGGTCATGTCAGCGAGGGCTGAGTTGACCAGGTAGAAGGCGGCGCCTGAGACGCCGATGGTGATTGCGAAGGATGCGAGAAACTTCATGGCTGAGGTGCGGTGGGAAGAAGCCCCCCGAAGGGGGCAGTGCTATCAGAGGTCCCAGGTCAGCACTCGCTTGACGTCGTCAACGCGGAGGGCGGTGGCG